TTGACAATAAATCCAAACTATTAACAGCTAAAACATTATATAAGAAAGCAGGAATTGATTTACCAATAGAGATAAACGAAGAAGAACATTATTTTGATACAAAGCAAATAGCATCTAAACTGAAAATATATTCTAAGAGTAATAAACCAGCTCAGATGGCTGTTTGTGAGATTATTAAAAAGATTGATTTAGAAGATAGTGAAGTTAAGGGAGTTTGGGAAACTAATGGAAGTTGGACTGGCACTGTAAATAAATATACAAAGAGTGTAATAGATAAGGTCAGAAATTGGATAGAGGAAAATAATAGACCTGCTAAGATACAAGGTGAGAAGAAGAATTTCCATGTTGTATATAAGGAGGCAATGTAATGGGAGATAATTTACTAAATAATGTATGTAATGATGAAAAAGAATATCTTATTTCTTACCTAAAAACTCTAAGACAAAAAGATGAACATGATTTTTATGTTTTCAAACAAATAGTAGATAAATATTGTAAACAAGCAAAGTATAAATAAGAAATTAATTATATAAATTAAAAACACTTACTTAGGTAGGTGTTTTTTTATTGAAAGGAAGTGATTATAATGTAAAAATTTTACTAATATAGTATAATAATCTTATAAAATTATGTAGGGGGTAATATTATGGGGTTATTTAGAAAATCAAAAGAACCATGCTGTATATGTGGAAAAGAAAAGACAGACCAAAAAATAAAGGATGGTGCTGTTTGTATAGAATGTCTAATGGATTATATGGAGTATAAAGACAAACAATTTACTTTTAAAGATGGATTACCTACAAAATCTGAAATTCAAATCGTTCTAGATTCTAAGAAACAGAATGATTTTTTAGTTGAAAAATTTAATGTAACTAAGGAAATTAACAGTTTTATAAAGTTTGATGAAACTAATAAACTCATATATATAGAGACTAAAAGAAAAAATGGGAAAATAAAGAAAAATGTTTATAGTTTTGAAAATATAACAGGCTTTGAATTGTTAGAAGACGGAGAGACTATAACAAAAGGCGGTCTTGGGAGTGCTATAGCAGGAGGCGTTTTATTTGGTGGTACAGGAGCTATTGTTGGTAGCATTGTAGGTAAGAAAAAGACAAAAAAGATAATCGAAAATTTACAAATAAAGCTTACATTAAAAACTATTTCAGAGCCTGTGGCATATATAAATTTAATTAATGTAAAAACAAAGACAAATTCTATTGGATATGAAAGAGCGTATGCAGAAGCGCAAGAGATTTTATCTATTTTAGCTATAATTTTAAAAGATATAGAAAAGAAAAGAGAAGAAATTAATAATAATAACTCTAATGCAGATGAAATATTAAAATATAAGAATTTATTAGACTTAGGAGCAATAACAGAAGAAGAATTTAATACTAAGAAAAAAGAATTATTAAATTTATAATAACTAGACACTTACAAAAGTAAGTGTTTTTTTATGGAAATTTATGAAAGGAGAGTGATAAAATGGCAACAATACAAACATCTATTCGAATTTTCGATGGAATGACACCTGCTTTTAGACACATGACTAATGCTATGAATATTGTATTAAGTTCATTCGAGCAATTACAAAGAACATCTAGCAATGCTATAGATGCTAATAGTATTAGAACAGCTAGAGAAGAACTAGCACGTGCAGAAGCTGGGTTTGATAGATTAGAACAACAAATAAGAGAAGCTGATGGGCAACAGCGAAGACTTAATGAGGATATAAATAAGGGTGCAAGTTCTACAGATAGATTAGTTGGAAGTGCAAAGAAGTTAGCAGCAACTTATTTAGGTATAAGAACATTAGGAGGTCTAGGAAATTTAAGCGACCAGATGACAAGTACTAATGCGAGACTGAGTATGATTAACGATGGGCAACAATCGGATGGCGGACTTAACAAAATGATATTTCAATCAGCTGAAAGGTCAAGAGCATCTTATTTAGATACTGCAAAAATAGTTTCGCGTGTAGGTATGAATGCAGGTAAAGCATTTAGCAGTACAAAAGAAATTGTAGGTTTTGCAGAGCAATTAAACAAAAAATTCGTAATAGCAGGTGCAAGTACTGAGGAAATGAATTCGGCATTGTTACAACTAACACAAGGATTAGGAAGTGGTGTGCTTAGAGGTGAGGAACTAAATGCTGTATTTGAGTCAGCACCTAACATTATCCAATCGATTGCCGATTATTTAGACGTGGATATAGGAAAAATAAGGAGCATGGCAAGTGAAGGAATGTTAACAGCAGACATTGTAAAAAACTCATTACTTTCAGCAGCAGAGCAGACCAACGCAGAATTTGAGAAGATGCCTTATACATTAGGTCAAATCTTTACTAGTGTAAAAAATAATGCAGTTATGATATTTGGAGCTATACAGAAGAAAATTGAGGATACAGTTTCAAGCAAGGGATTTAGAACTTTCATAACTGATGTTAAAGACTCATTATACGTACTTGGAGCAGTTGGTTTTAATGTATTTAGTGGATTTATTAATTTACTGAGTAGTCCAGCTTTTCAGAATTTTTTTAATGTGATGATTGTTGGAAGTAGTTTAGTTGTACAAGGGCTAGGTTGGATAATAACACAAGCACTTAATGTAGCTAATGTATTTGCACAGAATTGGTCAATCATTGCTCCTGTGATTTGGGGAATCATTGCAGTAATAGCTATTTATAAAATAACTATTATTTCTCTCTTGGCAATACAAACACTGCATACAACATTAACCCTAGCACAAAGCTTTGCAACAGCTTTATTGAATGGTGAATTAATGGCAGAAACTAGATTTTTGTTACTTAATAAATTAGAAACGCTAGGTTTAAGTCAAGCAAATGCTTTATTGTGTGTAAGTATTTTAAAAGTTGTTGCTGTAATGGCTCTAGTAATAGCAGCAATATTTGTAGGAGTAGCAATATTCAATCATTTTGCAGGAACAAGCATTTCTGCAACTGGAGTAGTTGTAGGAGCTTTTTATTTTCTAGGAACTTGTATATATGATGTCTTTGCAGGTGCATGGAATATTGTAATGGCATTTGCAGAGTTCTTTGTTAATTCGTTTAATATTGTTATCTATAATGTACAGATGTTATTTTATAAATTCCAAAACTTTGTAATAAATGCCATGGGAGATGTAGGAGGAAGTTTTGACAATTGTGCTACAGCTTTAGCAAATGCTTTTGTAAGTGCAGTAAACATAGCAATAAAAGGTATAAATGGAGTTATAAAAGCGTTAAACTTAATTCCAGGTATAAATATAAAAACTATAGGAAGCTTAGATAAAGTAGATTCTTTTGTAAAACAATATAAAGATTACCAAAAGACTCTAAAAGAACCTGTAAAGCCACAAGACTGGAAAGCACCATATATGGACATTAAAAACCCATTTGACTCTTACAAAAAAGGATATGAAGTGGGTCAAAATTTAGAAAACAAATTAAAAGACACTTTTGATATTAGTAAAATAGCAGAAGATGCAAAGAAAAAATTAGGTCTTGATGATTTATGGGACAAAAAATATGGACTTGGTGACGGACTCGGTTCGGCAGGGCTTAATTCTCCGCTCAGCGATGCAGCAAAAGGAGCAAAAGACACGGCAGGAAACACTGCAAAGATGGCTAAAACAATGGATAAAAGTCAAGAAGACCTTAAATATCTTAGAGACATAGCAGAACAGGAGGTAATAAACCGATTTACAGGGGTAAATATAAAAATTGATATGAACAATACAAATAACATAAGCAAAGATGCAGATGTGGATGGTATAGTCAATGTTCTAACTGAAAAATTAAATGATGCTATGGTTGTATCAGCTGAGGGAATAGTTTAGAAAGGAGAGTGAGAAAATGGCTTATGACTTTTATTTAGATGGAGTACAATTACCAATACCTCCGCCAAAGTTAGAGATTAAAGTTACAAATAAAAACAAGACAGTAGACCTAATAAACACTGGAGAAGTAAATATATTAAAAAAAGAAGGATTATCTGAAATAAGTTTTGAAGCAGAATTTACACATAATAAATTACCTTTTTGTAGAGGTCAATTTAGAGATGTTCAATTCTTTTTAAGTAA